ACAGATCAACTAGATAAACTTCTTAAGGCAGCAGGTATCTATCAACTTCCTGACTTGGCAGTTATTGGTGGTGATGGAGTTGTTAAGGTTCTTGTTAGAGACAAGAAGAATGATGCGTCAAATGATTTTGCTATCACTGTTGGTGAAACAGATGCTACTTTCTCCTTCAACTTTAAGGTGGAGAATATCAAGATTCTACCTGGAACTTATAACGTAGTAGTTTCCCAGAAATTGCTTTCACGTTTCACTAATAAGAATCAAGATCTTGTATACTTTATCGCACTTGAACCAGATTCTACATTTGGATAGTCATGTGGTATGTTATAGGGTGGACAATAGTAACCTTGTGGTTACTTTCTAAATTGGGGGTCTTTAAAAAATGAGTAAATCTCATAATTACAAGAACCCTTCTAAAGCACAAGATCTCTCACATTTAGAGGCACAAGGATCAAAGGGTAAAAAGTATTATGATAAAGATGGGTGGGAGATTTCTCCACCCATTTCTGATAGAGAATGTATCTATCGTTGTTTAGAGAACTGTCAACACCTTGCAGGTCTTGATAGGTTACAAGTTAGTAGATTGATGGATGATTTTAAAACAAAGAAAACTAAATTTGTAAGAAACGAAGAGTACCCTGTATTATGAGCAAAGAAATTCCTACCAAGGATTATATGCAAGACGGATGGGATTCTGGTCCCATTGGTTGCCACCCCTATAAACGTGGGAGTAGGCACAATAAGATTGGTATGTGGGTTATGTACATTTTCTATGGTATAATTACTATACAAATTGTTCATCTTCTTACAGTACTTCCTTGGATCTTTCCTGCACTAATGGGTACTGGATTAGCATTAGCAGGTTATGTTGTTATTAGGGTAAATTGGGAATGAAATTAACACAAGAAGTTATTGATCAGATTCAAGAAGCAATGTTACACACCAAAATGAATGGTGATGTTAATTGGAAAGATAGTGATGAGATTGAAGTTCAACTTGCTGGCACATTTGCAGCAGATAAGTTTATAGTTATTAAGAACAAATCTAAAGAACCTGTTGTGCCTACTCCACCGCATGAGGGATTTGATTATGAGAAAAAGGAATGGAAAGGTGGATGTAATTCATTAGGAAGATCAGCAGGGCATAACCTATGAGGGATGAATTTTTATGGGTTGAAAAATACAGACCCAAAACAATTGAAGAATGTATTTTACCAGAGCAAACCAAGAAGACCTTTCTTGATTTCCTAGATAAAGGTGAAGTGCCAAACTTATTACTTTCTGGTCCTGCTGGATGCGGAAAGACAACAGTTGCCAAGGCACTTTGTGCAGAATTGGGGGTTGATGTCTATGTCATTAATGGCTCGGATGAAGGCAGGTTTCTTGACACTGTTAGGAATAACGCCAAGAACTTCGCATCTACAGTCTCTCTTAGCAGCGAGTCGAAGCATAAAGTCATCATCATCGATGAAGCAGACAATACCACTCCCGACGTACAGCTCCTCTTGCGAGCGTCTATTGAGGAGTTCTCAGGGAACTGCAGATTCATTTTCACTTGCAACTACAAAAATAAAATCATTGAACCCCTGCATTCGAGATGTGCTGTGGTGGAGTTTGGTATTCAGGGTAAATATAAACAAGAGATTGCAGCAAAATTCTTCGGAAGATTAGTAGATATTTTAAAGCAAGAACATATTGAAGCAGATAAGAAAGTCCTTGCAGAACTTATTAATAAACATTTTCCTGATTGGAGAAGAGTTCTTAATGAGTGTCAAAGATACTCTGTTGGTGGTAAGATAGATACTGGTATACTAGCTCACTTTAGTGATGTAAAAGTAAATGATCTCATTAAAAACCTCAAAGAAAAGAACTTTGCGGAAGTACGTAAATGGTGTGTCAATAACTTGGACAACGATCCTTCTGTTTTATTACGTCGTATTTACGATAGTCTTTACACTTCCTTGGTTCCTTCTACCATCCCTGCTGCTGTTCTCATACTTGCTAAGTATCAGTACCAAATCGCTTTTGTTGCGGACCAAGAAATAAATATGCTTGCATGTTTAACCGAAATTATGGTAGAGTGTAAATTCAAATGATTAAACTAATGACCTTCCTATCAAAACCATCAGTATATAATCTTCCTGGTACATGGGAGAAGCAACCTGATGCTATGATCCCTCATTTAAATCTTACTCCTGATCAAGGATTTATTTTATTCTTTGGTTTAGTTGTTGTAGGTTTAGTTGCTTATGGACTTTACCTTACAGTAGGAGCAGGTAAGAAAGAGTTGAGAGATCCTATTGACGAACATGCTAAAATGCATGAACTGGGTATCGCACATGGACATGGTGGCAACAAAGAAGCCTATGAGATGTCTGGTAAACTAACAAAAAATCACACACATGATGAGGACAAATGATTAGTAAAGAAAAAGTAAGAAATCAAGTTAAGTCTAGATTTTATTATCTCTTTTGGGGTATCGCAACATTTTCTGTAGTAGCAGGACAATTATATGTTGGTTCTGGATATAGAATGTTTGCTCGTTCATTAAATAGAATCTTTGATACTGTTGAAGTACAAGTTAGTGAAGATTATTATAGAGAAAGATATTATTAATGAGAATAGAAACTAGAGAAGCAATGGAGATGTTGTTTTCTGCAAAGTGGAACTTGCCTCAAGCAGCAAAACATTGTAGACTAACACATAAGGAAATGAAGATTACCTTTAGTGAGTATTGTGCTTTACACGATCCAACTTATACTAACTTTGACACTTCCATTCAGATGGAATTAAATTATGAAGGCATTAAAAACTCCTCTTAGGTATCCAGGTGGCAAGTCTCGTGCTTGCACTAAAATGGATCAGTATTTTCCTAATTTAAGAGATTATACGGAATTCCGTGAACCATTTCTTGGAGGTGGTTCTGTTGCTATACATGTAAGTAAAAAGTATCCACACCTAAAGATTACAGTTAATGATCTTTATGAACCTCTTGTAAACTTCTGGGTAAATCTCCAGATGTTTGGTGATGAACTAACTACAACTTTAAAGAATCTTAAAATTGCTCACTGCAATCAAGACTCTGCAAGATGTTTATTTGTAGAGATGAAGGATATTATCAATGATAGTAACCAAACTAATCTTGATAGAGCAGTTGCTTTTTATGTTGTTAATAAATGCAGTTTCTCTGGTCTTACTGAAAGTTCTTCATTCTCGGCACAGGCAAGTGATTCTAACTTCTCTATGAGAGGTATTGAAAAGTTAACAGGATATTCCGAGATAATTTCTAATTGGCATATCAATGGATATTCTTATGAATATTTAATGAGAGAAGATATACATGATGGGATATTCATGTATCTAGATCCTCCTTATGATATTAAGGATAATCTTTATGGTAAGAAGGGATCAATGCATAAAGGATTTGATCATGATAAGTTTGCAGAAGATTGTAGTCAGAGTAAAATAGATCAGTTGATTAGTTATAATTCAGATCAACTTGTCAAAGATAGGTTTACTGGGTTACAATGGAAAGCAGCAGAGTTTGATCTAACATACACCATGAGGTCGGTTGGTGAGTATATGAGAGAGCAAAAAGAAAGGAAGGAACTTTTACTTTTTAATTATGAAAAAACTTTGGAGAGTATGGAAGTATGCACTGGGTAGTTTCGATGATGAAAAGACTAGACGATACGACAACTACATTGTTCTGGTACGTTCTATTATTTTCTTTTCTTATCTCACTACCAACTGTGTTATTGTTGCGGGGGTCATAAGACATTGGAACTAAAAGATTGGCTTAATTCAATTAACTTCAATAAGGATAATCTTATTGAAGAAGATCCTTCAGCGATTAAAGATTATCCTCCATACATTATTAATCGTTGTTTATCAGGACATCTTGACTGTGTGATGTTTGCTAATGAGATGAATAAGTATTCATTCCTAGATAAAGACATGCAATATTCTTTTTATCTAAATACAATTAGAAAAAGGAAGAGATTCAGTCCCTGGCTCCGTAAGGATAAAGTCACAGATCTTGAAATCATTAAACAATACTATGGTTATAGTAATGAAAAGGCATCTAATGCCCTCAAAATATTAACCCCTGAACAAATTAATTACATTAAACAACGACTTGATACTGGAGGAATGAAATGACTACTTCTACGCAGGAGCCTGAAGTAAAATGGTCGCAAGATCAAATGGTAGAAGTGCTTCTCAATGAACCTGATGACTTTTTGAAGGTTAGGGAAACACTTACAAGAATCGGTGTAGCATCCAGAAAAGAAAAGAAACTTTACCAAAGTTGTCATATATTGCACAAACAAGGAAGATATTATATAGTGCATTTTAAGGAA